GTTGTTTTCCAGCCAGAACAGATTCCCGACAATCGGGACCGTGCCGTAGACGCGCGGAATGACGGCGCCGTATGTGGCCGTCTGAATGGTGAGGTCGCCAAGCCGCGGCCCGGTGACTGTCGGTCCCTTCGGTGGGTCGAGAAGCCCACCCAGCATGATGCCGATCTGCGCGCCGACCTGCCAGCCAAGAGCTGGATTGAAGAAGCCAACAACGCCGCCGATCAGCCCGCCGACTGCTTGCCCTGCTGTGCTCATGCCAGCCCCTTGACCCGATAGACGCGCACGATGCGCGCCGCCCACTTGGCGCACAAGTCATGCTCGCAGCACATGCCGACAGCCTCGTATGCGTGGATAATGCCGCTTCCAGTACAGATGCCAACGTGCTGAGGCTCACCCAGGAAGCGCATCAGGAGGATGTCACCGGCTGCCCGATCGGCGATATTGAAGATGCGCCCCAGTGCCGGCTGTGCGTCTAGGGCAGCAGCAAGTTGACCTTTATTCGGCGTGGTGCCGTACCCCTTCACGTCCAGCACTTCAACGCCTGTAGCTCGCACAGCGTGGAGGGCAACCCCGGCACAGTCCATGCCGACGCCCAGGAGCCGGTCCTGGTGAGAAAACGGCGTACCGAGACACTCTCGTGCAGCGGCCACGATATCGTCGGCGGTCATGCTGCTCCACTCCTGCCGACGTGCGCATAGGTGGAGCCAGCCGGGATGTAGAGGAAGCCTCCGAAGTTCAGCACGTTGCTACCACCGACACGGCTCTGGCAGTCGATAAGGCGCTTCCGGCAGCCGCGCAGCATAGTGTAGCTGTCGCCGACCGATGGCAGGTAATAGGCGCCGTCAAAGGTCGTGATCGTGCCGTCAGCGGCGTGCGCTTTGATCTCAAGCGGCTTCAGGCCAGCATTGGCTCCGGATGTGAATTGAATCGTTCCGGCGCCGAACGTGTCGGCGGCTTCGGCCCTGGTGCTGTCTCTGAATACCGTTGTGCTGCTGACGTGCGTCAGGGTGCCTGTCACGGTGTTGGCTACAGGGTCCGCCATGCATCCGCCGTACTCCTGGCCACAGAATGTCTTCGGGCAGGCCGCGCCGTAGGTATCGCCGACCACCTGATTCAAGGCGTCAATCAAGCTTACCCCGCCGATCTGATAGCGGTCGTCCTTCAGCGTGGCCTTGCCGAATACGCCGGCGGTGATCGGTTCCTCGTCCTCGATCGGAGCCGCCCAGGAGGTGGCGAAGATGTAGCAGCGCGCCCCGTCGAATACCCCGCTTGCAACCGCCGCACGGGTGATACCGGCAGCGCCTGCGATTCCGTCGAGGTCGAGCGATGCTGGCGCAAAATCTGCCGTCGCTGAATAGCCGGTGAATTCGTAGCCGCTTGTCGACAGGTACGTGTGCCCGCTGATTGTTAGGTCGCGCTGGTAGTCGGTGAGGTAGATCGGGCCAGCAGATACCGGCTCGATACGAAGGCAGAGGATGCGCGTCTCAGGCGCGGCTACTGTCGCCTTCATGGGTTGAGCAGCTCCACCACTTCCATTGATCCGATTTCGCGCACTGAGCGGGTTAGCAGCGTGGCGTCGACGTCGGAGTCGAACCGGCAAGGAAGATCGAATTCGCAGCCGCCTTTGACCGCCTCGCCAGACTGAGGCCTGGTGTTGGCTGTGCCGCCGCTGGTGTAGGCAGTGAATCCTGCCGTGTTGATTGCGACCGTAATCGAGACGTTGGCGACGACAGAAACAATCAGGCCTCGCAGGCCGTTTATTTCGACCATGCCGACAACGCCTGAGATGTGCACCGATTCGCCTGCAACGAAGGTATGGCCAGCGCACGAGATGACCGCTTGCACGGCTTTGGTGATGGCGGTGATGCCGCGGGTTTTGTTGGCGGCGAAGGTGACGCGCCCGGTTGTCGAGTCAGACGCCAGCCCGAGCGTCGGGACAACTCCACCGATCGAAACAAGGACAGTCCCCGCAACTGGCTTGAAGATGGTGCGCACAGGATAACCAGACGCTCCAGCCGTTGCGCCAAGCCCGTAAGCCTTCTGCAGCTGATAGACGCCAGCGCTGACGAGCGCCAGATCATGATCAAGCGCAGTCGGAGCGCCGCGGCCATCGGTTGCCGTGGTGCGGTCGTCTGGCCAATTGACGCGGAAGCCGGCATAGCGGCCGTGAGCGCGGTTGTAGAGGTCCATCACGCGCTTGATTGTCTCGTCGCGCAGCCCGGTGAAGTTGATCACGAAGCGGCGCAGCGGGATCGGATGCACAAGGCGGCGGTGTTCCGATCCGCCAGCGGTGCGCGTGATCTGTACCTCGTAGCTGTCGCGGACCTGCGCGCCCATGCGGATTTCGTCAGGAAGGCGCTCTTCGAGAAACTCAGGCATAGCGGGCAGCTCCTGATACTGTCTGTCCGATGCGGCGCGCGATGTCGCCTGCAGATTGCCGAAGGTCGCTTCCGCTTGATCCACCGGCCATGTTAATGACGACGCTGATGCTCTGCCCGCCTCCTGCTCGGTTCTGTGCAGCCGGGACAATGCGCTCGCCCTGATGCACCTTTGCCACCATGTCGCGCGGAACGTATGGCGTGCCGACGTCGAACGACGGCAGGCTGCTCAGGATTGAGCCGACCCATCCGCCGATCTGTCCGCCGCCACCGCCCTTGCTGCCGAAGTCGCCGAAAAGGCGTTTCATGATTTCGGCTGATGCCGCCTCGGCGATCATCCGTTTGACGGTCTCGCCAAACTTCTTCAGCATGGAGTCTGTGCCGTCTGAGAACGGGTCAAAGAGGAAATCAGCAAAAGCCGTCTGCATATTTTGCGCCGCGCTGCGGGCGAACTCGGTGAGGGTGTCGGCTGTTTCTTCGGTCTTGGATTCGAGGCGCTGCATGTCGTCGCCTGCTTTGCTTGCAGCGCGGCCGAACGTCTCCATGCTGATCGCTTCGGCGTCGAGCAACTCGAGCAGGTGCTCAATTTCTGCGTTTAGCGCTTCCACCGGAGTTCGCACTGACTCTGTTACGCGCGCGCCTTCCGCGAAGACTTCCAGCCGCTTCTTGTGGGCGTCGGTTTCTTCCTCAACCGCTTTCTTCGTGGCTTTTATATTGTCGAGTGTTTCGGCATACGACATAGCAAGAGCGATGTTGCCAGCGCTTGCCGTCTTGTATTTGCCATCGGCAATCGCCAATTCCAGCTTCTCGACCTCGGTCAAGTCCTGCGTCGCTCGAATCTGGTCTCTCAGTTGCTCGACCAAGCGGGCGCCGTCGTCGATTGCTTTTCCTGCCCGGCTTTTCGGCGTTTTTTCATTCCCTCCGAGAAACGACTTTATGGCTGCGTCAGATGGCGGCTTCTTGGCGGCTTCGTCGCTTCCTGCTTTTGCGCCGTCCTTGCTGAACTTCTTCAGAGCTTCAATCTGGTTTTTGGTGACGGCGATTTGCTGGTCGAACTCGCCCTTTTTGCCAAAGACCAAATCGCCGATGATGCCACCCTGGCCATTCGCTCGCTTGGCTTTGGTCTCCAGCGATTGCAGCTTTTCCTCAAGGTCTTTCAGCTGCCCTGATTTCGACATATCGACTTCGCCGAAATATAGCTGAGCAGGCAGCTTGATGACGCCAAGAAGTCCCTCTAAAACAGCGTGAAGCACATTGCCCTGCTTTATGAGGTCTTCCATGCGTGAGGCAGTCCGGTCGAGCGACGGGACAAGCGCATTTACAAGCTCTGTCGCGGCGCCGCCAGCGCGGGCCTTGAGAATATCGAGCTTGGCATTTAGTTCGGCGGCTTTTGCGGCTGATTCTGCCGTGACTCCTGAAACTTCCTTGCCCTTGGAGACGAGCGCCTCGAATCCTTTGGCGCCCTCTGACAGCGCCGGCGCAGCACCTGCCCATGACTTGCCGAGCGCTTCGGCTGCAACCGCGGCGCGCTTCTCCGGCTCTTCGATTGACACAAAGATGTCGGCAAGCTGCTTGAAAGCCTCGTATCCGTCCTTTGCATTGATGCCGAGCTGCTTGTACTTCTCGGGGTCTTTGCCGATGTTGACCTGCAGCTTGTTGATTGACGCGGCGATGCTGTCGAGGTCGCCTCCCGTTGTCTTTGCTGCGAAGCCGAGCCCGGAAAGCGTTTCGACTGAAATCGCGGTGGATTTGCTCAGATCGACCAGCGCATCCTGCGCGTCGACAACCTGCTGAACGACGTCAGACAGGAAGCCGGTGACGATCGACGCGCCAAGGCCAGCGAATGCTCCCTTGATTGCCGAGCCGACTCCAGAGAAGGCAGACTCGATGCGCTTGGCGTTCTGCTCTGCCAGTCGCGAGACTTTGCCGAGGTCGCCCTGTATGCCGGCGAGCTTGGCATTGATGTCGACGGTCAGTGTTGCAATTGCCATGCTCAGGCCTCTTTCGTGCGCATGTGCTCGCGCAGTGCCACCAGCTGATAAATGAGCACTTCAGGATCTCCGATTCCAAGCATGTCAATGACGATCGGCAGCGCTTGCCAATCCAGTCCGCACATGAGGTTCCACGCTTGCACAGCCGCTTGTGCCGTTCGTGGTGCCGCCTTCTCGCCTGACCGGAGTTGCTCCGGTAACTCTTGCTCTTCCAGCCAGGCGGCTAGTTTCCCAGGATGTCGTCAAGCCCTTGGGTATAGGCGTCGTATGCTTTGACGACGCCGTCCACCACTGCGGCAAAAAGGTCCGGGCGATCGGACAGCCATTCCGCGCAGGCTTCGGCGTCGAACGGCAGCGGGTGAGGATCGCCGCCCGGTATCAGATCGCCCTCGGTGACGTCTTCCCACCCGATGACGAGCGAGAGGATGCCGCGCGCCGGGTTGTCGCCGCTGAACTTTTCCTGTCGCTCGATCGGTGTCGGCCGGCGCGCGATGAACGTGTGCTGCCGCGGCGAACCGGCGACAATGCGGACCTCACGAGCCCGCAGCATCTTCTGCAGAAGCGCGCTCATGATGCGTAGTACGTCGGCGTACCGTTCATCGTGATTGCGGTCGGCGTCGTCACAAGCTGTTGAGCAGAGCCGCCAGGAAGCAGCGAGGCACCGACGTAGCCGGCAAAGACCATGATTTGACCGCCAGAACCCCACGTTAAGCGGAATGCGCGGCGCGCCTGAACATCAGAAGCCGCCTTCATGGCGATCAGGCCGGCGTCAGAGATGTCGTGGATATGGTCCATGGTGAAATTGCTGGCTTCAGGCAGGCCAGGGATGGACGTGTTGACGTTGCTGTGAATCGTCGTGGTCGGGATGAACTCAAAGCCGCCGCCTGACGCCGTGATGTTGGTCGCCGTGGTAATGCTGGTGCCGAACGTGATTTTTTCTGCGGTGCCAGATGTGAAGGTATCGAACAGCGTCGTGTCGACGCCCTCAAGTTGAAACGTGTCAGCGGCAACGCCGGCCACCCTGACGACTTTCTCATTCAGCTGAAACATGCCATTGACAGACAGATAGACAAAATCCCCATTGGCGTATCCGTGCGCCACGGAACTGGCGACGCCGGGGCTTGCCTTGGTGATAGCGGTGATCGTTTTGGCCGCAGCAAGAGCAGATTGCATTGCTACAGCGACATTTTTCCAAACTTTTGCTGTTGCCATTTTTCAATTTCCCAAAAAAAAGCCCCTTTCGGGGCCTGGCGTTACTCGAAAAAAAAGCCCCTTGCGGGGCCGTTGGTGGTGCTGGTGCGGGTTACGCCGCGGTGAACCAAGTGGTGTCGAGCGTCGCGGCAAAATTGCCGGTTTCCTCGTCGTATCCGCCAGAGCGGTTCGTGACCGGATTTCCTGCGACGCGCAGAGCTTCGGAGATCTGATCGCCAATCGATTCCGCAAGCGTGCGGGTGGGGGCCCATGCGGAGACGATCATCTGCGCGAACTCGCCGAACTTCGCGCCTCCGATGCCGATTACCGGATCAGTTCCCTGGCGCGCCGTGACGACTGCCGGCAGGTCTGCGTCTTCAGGTATCACATCCGGATAAATGCGCTTTCCCACCAGCGCGGTGAGCGCTGGCAGGCCGGCGAGTGCGGCGTAAAGTTCAGATTCGACGCTCATCATGTTGCCCCGGTGTTGATCTTGTTGATAGCGGAAGTTGATTCTCTGATGATGACGTCTGACGCCTGATCAAGCACCGTTGCTCCGGCCGCAAGGAACGGGCGCTTGTACATTTTCTTGGTGCCGAACTCCAAAAAAGACCAGTAAAACGGGTCGTTTGGGTTCTTCGCGCCGGCCGCGCCGAGAGTTTTTGTCCTCGCGCCTTTCAGTTTTCTGACGCCAATGAAAACCCCAACATCGCCTGCTTTTCTAGCGAACTTTGACGACCGAACGACGATATTTCTGCGGACGGTGCCTTTCTTTCGGTATGGCGTAGGCGTCTGCAGCAACGGGGCCGCGCGGCGCGCAACATCTCTGACAAGGTTGCCGGCGAGCCGCAGCCCTCTGAGCAGACCCTTCTTCTTTAGCTTGTCCGGAACCTGATCGAGCGCGCGCTTTAGTTCGTCAACCCCCTGAAGCTCTACGGTGATCCCTCCGAAGTCCCCGCCATACTCTCGCCTGATCATGCGTTCGCCCCGTTGCGAATCCCATTCACAGCCAGGATCTCGGTCGTGTGATGCACTGCGCCAACGTCGATAATCTGCACGATGTCATACGGATCGGAATTCCACAGCACACGATGCTCGCGAGTGATGTCCGATCGGTAGCGGATACGGAATCGAACATCAGCGGCATATTGCGTCTGCTGAGCGGCGAAGAACTCGCGGCCCTTCAGCGGCCATGCCTCGGCCCATACTGATTTGTCGCCAGTCAGCACGACATCGCGCCACTTGACGACCTCCTCGCCGATCGCGTTGCGCGTGACGCTCTTGCGCTGAATGCGAACGCGGTGCTTTGCGCGGCCCGGGTCGAATTGCGTCGTTTGCATCAGGAGGCAGGATAGAAGCGCTCGGCATCGAGCAGGCGGTCGACAAACGGCAGCGGCTGTAGTCCGGCAATGTTCAGTCCGCCAGGATTGTCCAGCGCTTGCACGACCATGGCGGTAATCCACAGGCGGATATTTGCCGGCACCGAGGCGTCATCATCGCCATACCCGACGACATAGCGCACGCGCACGGCATTCGGTACGGCATAGGTTGCCGGCCAGCTTGCGCCGGTGTCGAGCAGGACTCGGGCCGGAGATTTAGCGTTGTCCAGGCTGTAGTCGGTGTTGATGACCGTCTGCTCAGCGCCGGCCGAATCCAAGTATTTGATGCTCGTGATGCTCTGCACGCTCGGCAGGAGCAAGTCAACCTCTCCGTCCGGGAACTCATCCATGACAAGCTCAACGGTCTGCGTGATCAGGCGGCGCCCAAGGCGGTGCTCTGCCTCTGCACGGATTGCCGGAATCAGCAGCGCCGCCAGTTGATCGTCAAATGATTCGGCATCGAGGCGGGCGGCGATCTTGACGTCTTCAACGCTGACCGGCTCGGCGTCAGGCGGGGTGATGGTGATCAGTGGCATGTCGGCTTTACTTGATCTGAACGGACGGCTGCTGTTGATGGACGATCATTACTGGCGACTGTCTGGCGAGCATGAGCGGGATTGAACGACGCATGGCTGCGGCCGTTCCGACTCCCTCGCCGCGCCAGGTATAGGCCGGGCGCCAAGTCACATGCGGTCGCCACGTCAGCACCATGGAGTCAGCCGCCAGAAGCTGCGAGGCGAGCGGCTTCTGCTGCGTCCTGCAGCGCTGCCGACTCCATCGCGAGCGACCAGAGGATGGCGTACAACTCGCCGTGCGTGACGGTCTGCCCGGTCGGTGCGCCGGTCTCTGGATTGCACAGGGTGAGCGTTGCTGCCGGGTCGCTGAAGTGCCGCAGCGTAGACCCGACGGGTGTTCCAAGCGTCGTTCCGTCCGCCAGCGATATGCGGTCTTCCCAGTCGAAACGAATCCACGGCACCTTGCCGTGCTCGTTGTCGAATTCCCCGTGACAGCTGCGCCGCCACTTCTGGCCCGTCACGTCCGATTGTCTGTAGTCTGGTTCCGGCATCACATGACTCCTGCCTGTTTGGCTGTCTCGAAAAACAGGGACATCAGATCGCGCGTCAGGATGTCGTAGGCGCGCGTCTGATTGCCAGCTAAGGGCAGCCCAGTGCGGCGGTTGTAGATCGGGAACGTCTTTAGCCCTGCGCCGTCCGTCAGGTCGACACTGATCGGCATTTGCTGCTCCTGGAACACTGTGTTGTCGGCCAGGACGGTGATTTTGACGAGGTTGAAGTTCACACGAATATTGCGGGTGATCGGGTCGATGACGATTTCCGCCCGGTCACAGGTCACCCCGCGAGAGCCTGCGACGTTGACTTCGCCGATGATGTCTTCTCTGTTCAGTGGCATTGCTTTTGTCCTAGTTGATGACAATAAAGTTGACGCGAGTCTCGGCTGTGGCGGCCGCGTTTGCGGTGATGGTGAAACTGCCGGCAGCGGCCACAACAAGAACGGTTTTCATGGTCGTGTCGTTGGTGGCGACGGTGGCGACGATCACGCTGGCAGTTGTCACGCGGCTGTCTGTGACGACGAGTGAGGTATCGCCAGCGCGGAAGTTCACGCTGCCGCAGGTCTTGTTGATCGTCTGCGCGCCAGTTGTGCCGGCAGCGGTGACGGTCTTGTCCAGGATGATGTCGCCGT